ATAACATACTTACTATCCGTCGATGGTGAGGTGGTACCAGTACCAAGCCAGGCCGCTACGGTGAGTGTATTGCTACTGCTAGTATCCGTAATAGTGGCGAATTGCCCCTTACCTGTGCCATCGTAGATAGCTACCTGCATACCATTCCACTTATCATCGTCCCAGGACTGACTCGCATCAATCAGGGTGGTGGACGAACCAGTTTGACTTGAAGTCCCTCTGAACTTATCTTCGACCTGCTCCAGCCACATACCCAGAACATAATAGGGAGTAGTAGTGGTAGGAAGGGAATACTCCAATGTATCTTCCAGGATTATGGTTGTCTCATCAACCACCGTATCAAAGAATTCCGGGAAGGCGTCATCAATAGCATCATTAATAGCGTCATGCATCTGGAGCGCGTTCCAGGGCGAATGAATCTCGTATTCGTCTGTATTTGCAACGGCGGCACTGAAAGGCTCTACAACAGCAATACTTCTAGTATCCCTCACGAAGTCTGATATCAAGCGCACCGCACCGTCGTTGTCAGTCCCGGACGTATCATTGGCAATATAAAGCCAAGACCCGTTCCAAAAGTCATCTGACTGTCTTAATCTGTTGGTGTCTATAAGCTCGTTGGTACCACCATCGGTTGCTGTAGAGGATGCCCCAATCCGAAGGGCAAAATCCATATTGAGGCGACGGGCGAGCTCTTGTCTGAGTGCCGCCCGGGTACTAGTAGGCTCTGCCACGCTACACCCGTGACACTACGGGGACAGCCTCACTCTTTATTCCATATTTTTCGTCAATGGCCCGCATGCCCCGCGCAACTACAGTGTCCTTCTTAATAACATCTGCACTTAAAAGTGCTTTCTTTTCCTTAGCCATTGCACGGTCAAGGTCCTGGCTCTCCAGGTATTCCACCACTGGCCTAGGCACTTCCACCTCCACATTGGGAGGGAATACGTAGCGCATTCCATTTAGGCTCACCACCTCTGGCTCCACTACAACCCCCTGCGGGGTGGCTACGGGTCTCCCCGGCCTGGTGACCTTCATCATATCCTGGCTTTGCATCCAGGCCTTCTTCTGCAAGTCATCTACATTCTTATTAGCCTTAAGGTACTGCACCATCTTGCCCACAGACTGATTGGCCTGGGCAATAGATTGTGACCGGACCTCCTCTGGCACATCCTCGGACTTACCCCGCCACGCATTCATATACTGCGCCCGGTTATCCTCAAAGGTCTTGGCGAACGCCTCTAGCTCTGCACTGCGTTGCTTCAGCTTTGTCATCTCATCTGACATACGGGCGGCATTCTTGTCTACCTTAGTTAACTTTTCTAGTAGGGAGTCCTGCCCCCGCAATAGACGCTGGAGCTGCAGCGCAATCTCCAGGGCCTCGCTGTCCCCCATCTCAAGGAAGGAGTCGTCTTTAAGGGCCCTTACAGCTAGGTCTTCCTGAGTTTCGATATTAACCATGTTTTCCTTAGGATACGTATCCGTTTACAGGGCGGCACCATCTCAGATGCCGCCCCGAAAGGTTATTCAGTTGTTTTGTAACAAGTCAAACCCTAGTTACCTACGACATGAATGGTGACTGTCATATTCGCGGGAGAACCGGCTCCAGCAACTTCGTCAATGTCGAGGTCGAATACAGCCGCCTCGGAAAAGAGTGCCGTGCCGTTACTGTTCATGTCGCTCCGCGTAATGGTGGCAGTGCTACCATTAGTGTCATCATGCGCCAACTGAAGCGTATCAGCCGCCCAGAGGTCGTTAGAACCGTTGGCAACCATCGCTTCGTTAGCAGCCGAACCAGAACCGTTCTCCTGCACACACAGTGTTGCACGCTCAATGTAACCATCGAACGGCATAACACATGCGGCCTGACTATCGCCAGCGGAAAGGGTTCCGTCCACATGCATGACAAGGGTTGCCCATTTTCCAGTATTTCTATAGCTCATGAGATTCCCCCTTACGCGGCCGAGAATGCGTTAGCATGTTCGAGGCTAATAATCCAGCTAGAATTCAACATAACTGTATCAAGAGCCGCTTTCCATGCAACGGTGCCACGCTGGTTCAGTGGGTCTTCCGTCCCACCAGAGCCAAGTGGCTTCACTATTAGGTCTACTGGTGCCAGGGAACGTCCCTTGCCAGTGTTATTGGCAAATGGGTCGTTTCCAGCCCCGTCCACTTCGCGTGGGTCAATGTTACCGATACCAGCAACGCCGTATGCTTCACGACCGATAAACAGAGCGATGTAGACGTCATCACTTGAGTCGCCTGAGTCCGCATACTCACGGGCATTACCAGAGATGTAAACATCTACATTCAGGAACGTGCCAATGAAGCCTGTTCTCATCGGATTGTTGTCATTATCACGCGGCGAAGCGTGCAGGAACGTATTAAGAAATTCGTCCACTTGCATCAAGGTCGCATAGCTATGTGGATGCAGGATACACGCATACCGAGCACCTTCGACAGGAAGAGCACTGTTTGCCATCAGGACCGCAACGGCCTTGAGGAAATCAGGGTAATCAATCAAGTCATTGGTGCTATCGACGTTTCCACGCCCCGAAGCCGAACCGGCGTAACGCGTGGTCGGCGAGGAGCCTAGAAGGTCTTCACGGATAATTGTGTCTACTGCAAGTCCAGCCTGCTCGCCCAACACATTGGAGAACTCGGAGATAATCGGGTCATACGCGGTCATCTCAAGCTCGTCCGTGTGCTGGAGGTACGAACCATAGAACACAGGTGTAGCGGTAACGGCCGTCACAGAGGTGCTATCGCTGTCAGGAGTCACGCCTTCGGTTAGAGCGGTTGGGCCACTATCATCTACGGAAATGGCTGCGTACTTACGCCATTCAAGCAATCCGTAACCAGTGACATTGGCCCGCTCTCCCCAGCGGCCATGAATCAAGCGAGGCACTGCACGCATCAGCAGTCGTCGTAGATATTGGGTTTTTACTGTATCACTCAGAGTAGTTTGTGTCTGAGTAGCCATATCTGTTTACCTCATTCTGTTTTTATTTTGGCAGTTGGTCGGGCGAAATTTGCCCTCTCTCTGCCTTTTTGTACATGGAATCCCATTCCTCGTAAGGAATGTCACTCCATCTACGTTGTCCCGGATTCGAGCCTTGCGGCACCGCATTGGTGACCACTGGTGGCTGTATCCGGCCTGTACTCACGGGAGGCGTGTTAGGTCCGGGCGATACATTGGCTTGTTGCACCCTCGTTTGCATTGCCCGCATCCGAGCATTCGTGTACCTTAGCGCCGAGTGTTGCATATTCTCGATAGACGAGTTATCCAACTCTGCGACAGGAACGCCCATTTGCTGATAATACGAACGCCATTGCTGCATCGCATCTGTATATTCCAGCCTGTAAGACATCTCTGAGGCTTGTTCTTGCGCTTGTTCTGCCCGTTGCCGGTAGACGTCGCGCTCATAAACTACGCGCTCAGAGTCGCTCATGTCAGACATTTGCATCTGCTCTACCGTCGCTGCTATTTCTTCCCGTTCTTGCGCCCATTGGGACTCTCGGTCCCTCAGTGCACGGTCAGAAGCAGAAAGTTGGCTCCGCATACGATTGAGCTGCTGCTGTGACTGCTGAAGCTGGGCCTGCATTTGCGCTGCCTGCGCTTCTGGACCAGGCTGTTGCGCTGAGGTTGGGCCGGTGCTATTTTGCGCCGGGGAGGCCTCGGGGGATGCTCCCGGTTTCCCGGCAGGATTACCCCCCTCTGACTGTGCTCCCCGCGGGGCCATGTAGTTGACACCACGGGCAGGACCCTCAGAGGTTTGCTGAGTGTGGTCGTTAGGCATATTGCCCTCCTATAAGATTGTTAAACCCTCCGTTCATACAGTGAACATTATACAGGAATTTCCCGTGTTAGGCAAGCGCCATAACCTATAAAACAGCTGTCGGCGCTTCATAGCCTGGCAACCAGGGCCACTCGACCGCTGGCTCTCCACCCGCTGTCACTTCCCCGCCGTGGGCAGCGCCAAGTTCGCGTAATCTCTCTAGGAAATCCTCATAAGTTAGAAATGGCTCTATTTGCACACGCAGAGCCTCAAGATACTCAGTAGTTCCTCCACTGACAGAGCCGCTGAGTATTTCTTTCATCATATCGGGAGGAATTCTAATCCTTGGCCAGGGCCTTGGCACAGAGCCCGTACCACCGGCACCCGCAAACACCTTTGCCACAGTCATTCCTGGCGTCCAACCCGCCCAAGTACCAGGACCAACAGGGCTCGTCCATGTGTCACCACCCGATACACCACCACCTGCACCCGCATAGCTGCCTGTACCTGCTGTTGTTGCCGTCGCAATCCCCATCCTTCTCTTATACCTATCGCTATCCCGGTACTTCTGCCATACCGGGTAATAGTCCCCAAACGGCGTCTTCATGTCCCATCCCCCCTGAAGGTCGGACCAAGCTTCAGGATTCTCGGCTCGCCACTCTACCCGACTTTCAGGGGACATAGCGAAATAACGGTCTTGCAAACCTTCCCAATCAGGCCCGTACAGTTTCTCCCGATACTCAGCAAATTGTACATCCAGGGCTTCCACTTGCATCCACTCTGCATTCTGGGCATCAGTTGGCTCGGTCAACCCCAGTTCTTGTGCCGCCATATGGGCCGCATTATAGACACGATTGAAGAATTCTTCGTTCCAGTGCACCCAATGACCCCTATCCCCAAGCTGTTTCCGTTCCGACTTAAACATATCTAGTAGAGCATCCTTCATGTCCTCCCCGCCTATTGTGGAAACCGCATTCAGGAACTCACTACCACTAGGGCCCGCCCAGCCATACCATTTAAAGATGTCGTCTGCTCGATTTTCCCGCGGGGTATTACGCAACTCTATTCTCTCCTCAATGTCCAGCGGGTCTCGACCAGTCATGTGTAGTAAAATCTCGCCATCAGTCCACTTGCCCTGATAAGCTGGTACCTGGTCCATCCACTCCAGTATCTGCATCTCACTGGGGCCACCTGGATACATCTCATCCCACTGTCTTTCTTTCGCCCTTCTTTCCGACTTACTACTATCGCCTACAAAATCCCAGTACGCGCCGTAATAGTTATCCCTGTACACACGGTTAAGCGCATCATAAAGGCTATCGTTCTGTACATCCCAATAATTCCATTGGTCTCCAGTTGCCATAGCCAACAACTTTGTTTTAGCCGCCTCCCGAGTACCACCGTAAAGGTCTAGGAACATATTGGTGGTTTCGCCAGTCTCTTCATCAGGCACGTCCACATTAAGCTCCTCCTCCGCAAGCCGCGCCAATAGCTCCTCAATATACACGTCAGCAATCTCTGGTAATTGAGCCTCCCACGCTAAGATTTGCTTCTGGTACTCATCCCACAATACTCCGTCTTCCGAATTCCACTCAGGCCGCAGACCCATATCCTTCAGCATATGCATCCACTTGTCTGTTACATGCTTTCTAATAGTTTCCGGGTTCTTATTATATGGACTCCACACATACTTTCCCACATCTGGAAAGTTCTCTTTCAAAATCTTCTCACCCTCTAAGCGTTCCTGATAAATTGGGTCGCGTACCTCTCGAGGGGCACCTACCGGTTGCTCCGCCAAGGCCAAGGTTGCCATGCGATTAAGGCCAGCCTGGGCTGCTAGGTATGCACCGAAATTCCTGTTTTGTTCTATTTCTTCTGCAATCGCCATGGCCCTCTCGTCTCCCCATAAAACCCGGCCATCTGGTTCCCCTCCTTCCCTTACATTAGCAATGGTTTGATAAATACCGTAAAGATTACCCTCTGCAGTGTTATAGCGCGCCTCCTTATAAAACGCTTCATTATTTGCATCGATAGAAATCTGTTTCCGCAGGGCACCAATCTCATCCCTAATCCCATAAAGCTCTGCCTCGCCTTGCCGTACTTGCTTCTGATGTATACCTGACAGATAACCTAATATTCGTGCATAGGTCTCATCATATTCTAGGTCGTGCCTCGCAGCTTCCCACCGAGGTCCCTCCCGTGTAGCTATCTCGACCTTTATCTCTTCGCTTAATTGGTACTTCTCGAAATCGTCGAGATTCTCCATCTCTTCTAATACCTTAAACAACATATCCCGCTGTATTAGGAAATCTTTCCACGGTACGTTGGGTGAACCCCAAATACCAAAATCTTCTGGCATTAGCTTCAGGCCCCATCCATTTACCTTTTGCGCCACATCTCTATAGGCCCATGGTGGCAGAAGAGATGTTTGGCCAAAGAGTGCCGACTTCATATGCGCCTCTTCATCAAGAATACCCAGGGGCGCCACCCTCACTGGACCCGACAGCCAAGGCGCCAGATAAAGTCCAGTATATCTTGCGGTACCATTCAGAAAATGCATTACCTGTGCCGCCGCTCCAGCCTCGGGGTCAATATCTTCCACATATACATCCCTATAATGCGGTACCATTTGAGTATAAGAAGATACGGCCCGTGGATTCACCCACCACTGACCACCGCCCAAGTTCATATAACCACTAAAGCGAGGCAATTGATGACCAGAAGTAGTTATAAGCCCCGCATCATAACTCATGCGCTCTGACATCTCGCCTATCTTAGCCGAAGCCGCAAGTATCTCCGGTTTAGTGATTAATTGCTCTGCCCAAAACTTCATAGAGCGCGTCGGGAATACCCAGAACGGGAACACCCACTTCATCATCTGGTCTAAAGTATTCTGGTTGGAATAATCCACCATAGCTGTACCAACACGTTCTACTGCCCCTACGATTGGTCGCCCAAGACTTCTTTTCTCAAAGGGATTATGCAAGCCCAACTCCATATACACCGGTGAAGCGTCACGGGCTTGCTCGAAATACCCGGGGGCAATGTCGTAAATTTGTTCCGTATCTGGCCTCTGTTCTAGGAACGCCACCTCCGCCGCAGCCTCTCGTGGTTGACCTTCAACAATCCGCCCGCCCCGACGCCACGCTTTCTCCTCTTGATGTCCCTGTCGCGCAACCAACTCCTCTTTGTACCAGTTCATGGTCGCTGCCTTATTGTTGAGGCCCTCCAATTTTTTGTCGAGACGCGCTAAAAACTCTTTCTTAATATTCGCTTCGGCGGCATCGAGGGTCCCGTAAATTGGCACATATTCTGATTTCAATTCTTTCGCCACAGCTGCCGCCTGCGCCTTTGCCGTTATCTGGAAACCCTCTATATCAGGGTCGCCATCCAACAATACCCGCTTAAACCATTCCGTATCATGTTTTTGGAGCTGGTTCTCCTTACCCCACTCCCACAATACAGCATCAAATCTCTCGTCCGCTTCCCTGTCCCACGGCATGTTCGCTGGACCTACTGTCACTGTATTCTCGAATACAAGCTCGTCCGCGGTGCCTATAGACGCCGCCCTCTGCATATTTACTGTATCCGGAATAATATCGTTTTTGACAATTGCGAATAACTGGTCACGCTCGGCGGGCGTCAGCTGTATCTTATTACCTAAAATGCCCTCGTTACCCAATAATGTTATCCTCCACTCCTTGAAAATGCTTTCCAGCCATTCCAACATTTCCTCATACGGCGTTACATCTTCTATGTCTCTTAAGGTACCCCCACCACCACCACCTATCCCTTGTAGAGTGTTAAGGTAATTATCCAACTTCTTTTTACCGCTGTAGTATTCAAGCGCTCTTTGTGCTCCCTTCTCTTTTACCTGCGCGTTTTTCCGTACAAAGGCGAGCCTCTCCAGTAAACGCGTGGGAATCTCGCTATTCATGTCATATTTCATTGGGGTCTCTCGAGCAATCCGCCACTCCGGTGAAAGCTGGCTGTAAAAGGGCTTCATTTGGTCATGACCCCTTCGAATCCAGCGATTTAATTCGTCAACCATCTCCTTTGCAGTGGTAAATGAATACTTGTCCAACAGTGGGTTTTGGTCCAATTTACTCGGAATTTGAACGGCACCGTGCGTGAAAAACTCATCTATCTCACTTGCAATATTGAACTCGTTCAAATTGTTCCACACGTCTTCCTTTAATCCTTTTGGTTTTTTCCTTATCTGCTGGAAATGCACCCCACCAGCAAGATTTTCCATTATCTTACCTTGTTGCTCCATCGCCAGGTTTTTCCCAATACCCACACCATTTCGTTTCTGACGCAGCATCTCAAGCATTAAATTATGCGCATCTGAGGGAGCCCGCTCCGCTTTTCCAGCCAACATCCCAGTACCCATCACTTCACCGAAGTTTCCTATGGCCTCACCGCCCGTTCTTCTCATCCCGCCACTCGCTCGTGCCTCGGCTGGCGCGTACCACAGACGAGCGAGAATATGCATCTGGTCCAAGACTTGTTCTAACTGGGCCTCTTCGGCAGTAACCAATTCGGCGGCCCGAGCCACGTGCCCAGGATTGTCACCACCTTGATGAATATGTGCCACCACCTTGTTGCGCAACGCAATGCCCTCAGGCGTGTAAACGAAATGCCCCGGCGGCCCTTTTTCCCAAGTACTATACACTCCGCTAGGCATACCGCTCTTATTAAGTAACACGTCATCCACTAATTTCCAGTAGGTACGCATGGTCGTATATGAGTGTTGCCCCTTCTCGGTTACAATTGCCCTCATTTCGGGCAAAGCCCTATCGGCTCTCTTACCACCAACCTTGTCCATTATCTGGTTATACGCTATAACCTCGGCAGGGGTCCATTCTTTCTCCAGTAACCTTTTATAATAGCGGCGTAGCGCCTCCTCCCAAATCTCCATTCCCGTTTGGAATTTATCCTCCGCATCAGGAGAGGGGAACCAATTAGCCAAATCCTCAAGGCTTTTCCACTCCCCTCTATTTGTACCGCCAATATCTACTGCCCTATACAAATCCCAATTAGTGTCAGAAAGGTTAACTACTGTTTCCATAATACGCTGGTCCAACGCCTCAATTTGCTCGGCCACAATTACATCGGCAGGCTCCATTCCCTGCGCGTTAGTTTTCTTTGTGTATCTTCGCATCTTCACTTTCGCCCGTGCTTTATCTGTACCAGACGCCAACATACTGTCGCGTAACTCAATATAATTAGCCATATCTTCGGGCTCATAATCTATGTAAATACCTAAATCCACAGCCTGATACCGAATTCTATTAGCTTCTATTCTCCTGATTTCCTCTGTTCCTTCAAGAGCTTCACCAGTTCCTCGTCCGGGTCCCGCCATGACGTCAGCTTGGGCGGTATCTTCAGTTGGTCCAAGTCCACTCGCTGTATCACTTCGGTTGCGGATATGTTCGACTCCTTCTCTTGCTGCCCGGTCGAATTCTCCCTCTGGGGTATTGTTTCTGATGGCATTTCTCAAAATCTCCTCTGGCGTATCGCCAAGTAATGTGACCTGAACCATTTTTTCCACCTGGTCAGGGGTCGCTTTCTTCACTTCTCCCGCGAACTCTTTAAACATCCCTACCACAGCCTCTCCTGGCGCCACTGAGTTTGCGTCCCGTGCCAATAACCGTGCCATTTCTAATACTACTGGATTATCCTCTAGAAAAACACTAAACGTCTTACTTTCACCTGAAGCCAGGGTCTCTACAATGACGGCAAAGTCTACAGTGGGGAACTGTGTCCTCGCTCTCTCAATAAGCACCATAGTTCCTTGAATATTTTTAAACAGAAAGGCAAGTTCCTCCTCCCTCAGGTCACTCAGACCCTTGAAGTTGTCCAGAATTCCCTTTATAAGAGTCCGGGTATGCTTATCATTATTCCGTACCGCAAAGTTTGCCAACCTATACACCTCAGACTCGTTATCAGCACGCCCAAACAGTTTCACCAACATAGCCCGAGAATACCTATCCCTCAAAGCCCTAGATGGACCTTGACTGCCCGCCTTAATTACTCTACCGTCTGGCAATGTCCGGGTCATGAATAACGAGGACAGGTCGTCAATTCCCTGCTTTGCTTCGCTTATCATGCTGTAGTCCAGTGTCTCAATATCCTGGGCCACCATTCGCTTCAGCATATCTGGTGAGCCAACTACTCGTGGGTCGTTCGCCTGTCTCACGATACGTGCCACATGATAATCACTTAGCTCGTCCTTTAATATACGTACCATCACCGGATTTTTCAAAGACGTTATATCGCGAAGACGCTCTCGTGCTTCCCCGGAAAAGTTGAACCTCGAGAGATTTTCCTTCACAGCTTCTTGATAAGCAAGCCAGCCTCTAGCCAACGCCTGAGCTTTCTCCTCTGGTGGGTGCGTCAACCAATGCTCTTTAGAAGCATCTCTTGCCATCTTAAGCATATTGACACGCCCTGAACCATCAATCACCACCCCATCAGCTGTAACCGTAGGCATGCCGAGTCCATAGGACTCGGTGGTCTCCAGTAACGAGTTAACATCAAGATGCCTGGCTTGTATCTCAAGCACCCCGTAGGGTATCTCGCCAGTCGGGTCCACTGGTTCCTCTCCCTTGAAAATAGAGGGGAATTCCTTGTTCTCTACCATTCGACCCCCCCGCGCCACCCGATTCGTTTTCAGGTCATCCATATCCACTAACCCAACAACATATCGGGAGAGCTCACTCCCGGTGTTAAAGGTTCCCTCAAGGCCCGACACCAATACATCGCTTCTCCACTTCTCGCCCGTAATACGCTCCGCAAATTCATCGGGGCGAAAGAAGTGAGTATCGCGGGTCATCACAAAAGTTTTCGCCGGGGCCTTTTTTCCCTTGCCCCCCTGAGCCACAGGCACTTGCCACTTGACCTTAACCCCCTCAAACCCGGATACGTGTCCGGGGGCCCACTTACGCGCCTCGCCGTATTCCTCCAACGGTACAAGGCGGTACCCCCTATTCGGCGTAACCATTAATATGGGAACCTCTTTCTTGTCAATCGTTACAGTTGGGAGAGAGATGGGCTCAATTTCTTTGTTTTCCCTCACCTGCTTAAGCCACCGACCAGAGTTTTTTCCGCTTTCCTGGATACTGTCATTCGGCACCATATTCCTGGGGAGAACTTGTGCTGTGTCCAACGGTATCGCCAAATTAGTCTCTAGCTCTGTTAAATACCTGTCATACGACAGTGGCCCTTTCTTGAAAGGGTCAAATTCCTCTAACCCGATAGTGTGGCCTCGTGGACCCAATAATATATTTCTTGCCTCTATCCCCTCTGACACGATATATGCATATTCAGGATGCGCCAGAATTTCATCGTGGTAATGCAGCCACTTCTCCCTACGCCAATTATCATAAGCGCTACCCAGCATTTCCCGCCATGAGAATTCTAAATAATCAGGTACTTCGTTGTAACCAATTGTCTTGACCCCACTCAGCCCTCTCAGCACATCAGCGGCTTTAGATGCTGCCGCTTTATCCCTATACAATGGCCCACCATCTATCCATTCCCCTTTCTCGTTAACAAGCCTAAACCCTTCAAACCGACGTGGGCCCGCCACCTCTGGCAATATTGGTGCCCTGTCCAGTATCCGTTTCGGAGAAAGACTTTCCAGCTCATGTAGAAAGCCTTGCACTATATCCTCTGCGAAGTTCATGTTTCCGAACGGATTTTGTTTCAAGGCCTCCTCCCTACGGTCCTTCAGAGCCTCTAGTAACTTTACAATTACACGCACGTCTTCAGTACCCCCCCGGGACCGCCGAGCCGCCTCTGCAAAGAACCGTTTATTAAGAGATGTCCTGGGAGCGAATTCTTTACCCTTCTTGAACAAGTCCTTAATATCCGAGCTCCTCTCTATCTCCAGGTGCTTCTTCCAATTGGCCCTCATTTCCTTCACCTGGCGTGGGTTCGCCTTCCTAATATGAGGTCTATACACGCGCACGCTTTGCGCATCTAGTATCTGCTTTGCTTCAACCGCTTTTCTAATCTCCGCCCTAACCTTCTTTAAAGAAGCAAAACTCTTAATGACATAGTCGCTTTTTGAGATGACCCCAGATAACTCATCAATAGTGTGACCCATAGCAAGCAAGTAAGTAACCGTGTATTTTGGATGCTTGTGATTCATAAGCTCCGCTGTGCGTTTGAGGTCCCCAAAGGTATGCTTAAATTTCTTGCTTGCGAAGTAACGCCTAAAATCGTGAGGCTTCAGCGTGCGGTCCGTGCCTTTAAAAAGCTCTGCTACCAGAGAGTTCTTGCCCGTCAAGTGGTTACGAAGAGTTCCCGGGGTAATCGCAACAGGTTTTTTCCCTGCCCACTTCTCTTTATCCCTTATGAAGGTAAACACAGGAGTCTCATCCCCTATGTTAGGGGGGCCCCATTCATCTATGCAGTACTGCTCCCAATCTTTAAGTGCTTTTTTCGCCTCCGGGTCCAACGTATAAACCGTGCCACCTGTTCTGTCTCCTCCTTTAAACGAGACCGTCTGGCTTTTGAAGTCCTTGTGACGAAGCCAAATCTCCCCCGCCGAAACATCCACATCCTTCCAGGCCAAATTACTAATACGCTTAATCCGTGAAGCGGCGCCCGCCAACGTCTCTGCCAGCACATGGGTGCGCAAATCCTTCGCAGTCCATCCCGGCGCATAGGCCTTGTCCTTCAGTGCTGCCAACACCCTCTCTACGTCCTGGTAAGAAGGCCTCTCTTTATTGGTACGCGCTCTTACCTGTTCTCCGGCCCTCCCGGGGTCTGCCTTTCTGCCCTCCTGGCTATCTACGATATTATCCAGTTCCCGCCTGAGAGCACTCGTTGGGTCATCCAACGTCGCCTTATACGCCTCTCTTAACCTCAGTGTGTTATCATGCCACTGGGGGTCCAGCGCATAAATCTTATCATCGAGAATAGTCAGTATGCGACTGAAAAGGTCGTCAGCAGTCTCCCAATGTGCCGCATTGGCCAACAATTCTTCTTTCTCTACTCCTCCTATTCTTCTTAGCGCCCTTTCTGTAAGAGTGTCGCTGTAACCTAGGAACCTATTGGTTCTTTCCCCACGATACTTATTAATCTGCGTTCGCACCCGCCTCAAAAGGTGAAGGTCACTCTCCGCGTTAATCACAGCCGCGTTAAGAGCAAGCACCGCTTCTACCCCGTCAGGATATTGCACCGGCCGCCCTAACTCACGTTGCTTCGGGGAAACCGTCCTCAATTCTGGTGTGTTCTTGAAAGCAGAGCCAAGCTTTTCTACTTCTACAGCAAAATCTTTTTTATAAAACGCCTCTGCAATCGGCTCCCAATCGTCAAGCGTGACAAACTTGGCGCCCTCGCCTGCTTTCGCGACACCCTTTAGTGCTTCACCATATTTTAATGCCCCGCCTTGTGGTCCTGGAATTATCGTCTCGAAAAGGTTGGCCTTTGCTATATTATTTCTTAAAAGATGATGGCTCGCCATTCCTTCTATCTGATTAATATACGTTACAGGAACATTTGCGCCATCCTTCAGGGCCTTGTTTATAACCGCCTCTCTGGCGTCCTGCGCGAATTTCCAGGCGTCCAGCCGGTCTGCTGACATACCCGCAGTAGAGCGTGAATCTACCAGCCCACCAATTGCTGAAAGCTCGGAGAAAAACTTTGTTCGGTCTCTTACATCCCATTTCTTCCAACCATATTTCGCCCTATTCTCATCAGTTATGTTACCCCGCAACCAAATAAGGAAATCGTCCCAACTCAATAGATAGGGCGTCTTTGTAGCTATGTCCACGCTCCTCTCATACAGCGTGAATGTGTCGGCACCATAAGCCTTGCTGTGCTTAATACCGAACCGGAACCCAGCATCCATTTCCCCTTCCATTCTGGGCTGTATCGCCATCTCGCTAACCGTCTGCCATGCCTCCTCGATTGTGTCGAAGTGGAATTCATCCCCGCCATGTCTTACTATGTTCCAGTTCCCTTTTTTTATTTGTTCTCGGCTCAGAAAGCTTTGAGGATGAAAATCCAGCTTATCAAATAACTCTCGCATAATCGGCGACCGCTGCTCTTTAGGCGTCAGGAATTTACTAAACCCGCGGACCGCACCCTTTCCCTGACGAGCCTCCGCCAACGTCTCTGCAAAGAGATAAGACATTAGGACCTGTGAAGTGAGTGTGTCGCGAACCTCTGGGTTCAACACAGCCTTATATCCATAATCCAGATAATTGATTAAGCTTCTATCAACTATTTGGTTCTCCACTTTTTGCCGATAAACCCAAACAAGGGTTTGTAGCACAGTAATGTCATTTTCGAGTTCAGCACCGACAGAAGCAGAACCACCCACACCCCCAGGTGGTACTATCTCCCCACCCGGGAACAATTTTTTATACACTTCCCGGAACGGCTTCATATCCTCCAACCCCTCCAAGTTCCCGGCCACCCACTGTTTCAGCCGGTCCACTCCCTCCGCCTTCATCAGTACATCCAGTGCTGTTACTGCTTCGATATGTTCGGCAAGAAGTCGTTTATGTCCAGCCAACCCAATCTTATAAGGCGTAGCATCAACACCGTAAAGCAAAGCCAAAGCTCGTAGAGTATCCCAGGTATACGCGTCCTTAGCCGCTTTCCCCGCCTTATCTAAACGCACCATTACATCCGCCGTGAGCTCTCGTTCGCCAGTCAAATGCCGCCGCACAATTTTAGATACCTTATCCTCAAACCCGAGCAATTCCACCGGCACCAGCTGACTGGCAGGGTCATTGAAGTACTCGTCCCACGTAACGCTTTTTACAAGGTTTTCGTTGAACACCGCCAGGTCTGCGGCCCCACTACCCTTACCCAAAACCAATGCCTCAGTATCAGCCACAACATTACCCGCCCCAGCCATTAGCTCTTGCAACTGCAATATAGTTTGTTCGTGTTCTGTAATCCCGTCCCAACCTTGCCGTACCGCTCGAGAAACATAACGATTACGAAGCTCCTGCTCATCAAGCCTAATTCCTTCCCTTATTTCTTTATCGAGCACCACCGTCTTCCCATCGGCAAACTCGCCATGAAGGTCGTAGGTAATGCTTATCCTGTACTCTAGTTCAGCATCTGTTACAGCGTCCTTACCACGCCTTGGCTTGTCAAAAACACTTATTTCAGTACCAGTCGCATTCACACCAATTGCACTTGCTTCTATTTGCTGATTTGTAGGACCCTGTTCTACATCACCAGTCTGCACAGCTTTCCTTCCCTCTTCTACATCGGGAGGCACTTCAGGAGTCTGATTTATGTTGCTGTGACTTTCATCGAAGAATTGCTTTTTGGCTAAATCCTCATCGAAGACGTCTACGTAATCTTGTGCCTCTGTATCCAATATCCATACGCGTTCACCCGCCTCTTCTGCGGCTTGTATATCTTTGAGGCGGGTATCGTCAAAAAGAGGGAACAAACCGTTCTTGTAACTTCTATCCCCCTTCTTGGTAGTCGTTAACCAACCCCCCGCGCCAGTCAAAAGATTTACCCCCGGACGGGTTGATGCCCTTTCCAGTGTTCCACTTGTCAGAACAGATAATGATGTAAAGGATTGAATTGCGTCCTCTGCTGCAGCTTTGCCTATCTTGTCCCCTGTTACCGAGGGGTCTACCCTAAGCTCTAGTATTACATCTTGCGCTGCTGGAAAGCGTCTGACTGGACCTCTTATGTATTTGCCCTCCTCATTAAAATACGCGACAATTTTGATAAACCCCAATCTGTTTTTAAACTTCTCCGCTGTTTTTCCAGGGTCCCCCATATGAACCCTCTTAGCGAATATATCGCCCAAGACCTCATTAAGCATCTTGCCTTCGGTGGCGGAAGGTATATTTCCAAGCGTGTCCCAATAACCATCATCTCCGTGTCCTTGTTTACCCAGAACCACATCCAGCCATCCCTCGGTTGTACTTAGTTTCTCGATTTCATTATATAAATAATCTTGTAGAACAGATTCGTCAAGAGGTGTCTTGGAATTCATGGATTGGACTAACCGCCTCTGTAACTCGTCGTTAATCTCTTTGTACTTGTCATCCAGTTTAGCCTGCACCATCGTCATAATCTTTTGCTGCTGTACCCATGATTTCCGCCCCGCTTCGCCATCAGTCCAACGACGAGCAAAACTAAGTCCCTTTTTAATTACGTCATGCCCTGGGTTAGGAAAGTAATCAAGCCAATCACGAAATTTGATATTTGACCAGTTAATAAGACCAACTCCTTTCCTCAAGAAAAACCCTGTTCGCTTATTCTCTAGAGTTTGCACAAAGTCTCCTGGCCCATCTTCTATAAAGAGTCTGTCAATCCAGTTCTTGATACCCGACATGCTGTCCATGTGGGCATTAATCTCATCTATCTGGTTAGAAATATAACTCTCCCTTCCGCTAACCTCGTATGTTCGTTGACGATTGGCGGTTTCTTCGCCCAAATCAGCTACACCTTCCCCTTGTTCCGTAAATCTCTCCCCTTCAGTTGGGTCCGGTGGGTCATTGGTTCGAATCTCCCTGTCAGGCTTCGTCTTTGGCGGCTCGCCCAGGTTCATGTTCTTTTGAACTATCGTAGTTCCGTCCTTTCCCTTCGTCACGGTTTGCTCATGAAGTTCCTCGAGATAAGCCTGTTCCAGTTTGTCTTTTAGCCGCTCCTCTACGTCATCAAACAGTTTGAGAACCTGCGCTTCGTTAAGTTCCCCTTTTTCCACCCATGTGTGATATAGACC